ACAGGTAGCTTGCTTGCATTAGCTGGCTTTGGTGCTTATAACTTTGCAACAGGCGCAGGAACAGCTCACTTGTACACAGCACCAACAGGTGATAGTAATAGTGATTGGGTTGCTTCAAACTGGAAAGAGCTAACTTATACAGCATCAAACACTGGACCAACTAGCTTAACTGAAAACGGTACATTATGGTACAGCTCAGTAGTAGACGAAGTGGATCTTATGATCCACAATGGTACTACTTGGGTAGGATACCACAACTACACATCAGCATATGCAAACTGCGACCCACTAGGTCCTATTGTTGCAGCCGCTGAGCCAACTGTACAGTCAGACTTAACTGCACTAGTAGATGGTGATCTTTGGATTAGCACAGCAGACGTTGAAAACTATCCAGGCATTTATAGATTTAACGGTGTAACATCTAAGTTTGTACTACTTGATAAAGCAGACCAAACTACAGAAAATGGTGTACTATTTGCAGACGCAAGACAAGGTGCAACAGGTGGTTCAACATTAGCTGCTCCGTCAAGCACAATTACTGCTTTGCTTACAAGTGACTTCTTAGACCCAGATGCTCCAGATCCAGCACTATACCCACAAGGTATGTTGCTTTGGAACTTACGCAGAAGCGGATTTAACGTTAAGAAATTTGTAAAACAGAGCGTTAATGTTAACTTGCTTAATGGCAGAATGTCAGATGCATCAATGGCAGCTTACTACCCACATCGTTGGGTTACTGATTCAGGCAATGCAGAAGACGGTTCAGGAACATTTGGACGTCATGCACAGCGTAAGTCAGTTGTACAATCATTGCAAGCACTTGTTAATAGCAACCAAGACATTCGTGACGAAGAGTCACGTCAGTTTAACTTAATGGCGTGTCCAGGTTATCCAGAACTAATTGGTGAAATGATTACACTTAACACTGACAGACGCTTAACAGCATTTGTTGTAGGTGACACACCAGCAAGACTAACACCAGATGCAACTTCACTTAATGAGTGGGCTACAAACACTAAGCTTGCACTAGAAGATAATGATAACGGTGCAGTAAGCTACGATGAGTACATGGGTATGTATTATCCATGGGGTTTCACTAGTGATAACAGTGGTAACAATATTGTTGTTCCACCAAGTCATATGGCACTACGTACAATAGTACTAAACGACCAAGTTGCTTTCCCCTGGTTTGCTCCAGCAGGAACACGACGCGGTGGTGTAAGTAATGCTACAAGTTCAGGTTACATTACTAGTGAAGGTGAATTTAAATCAGTTGCACTAAACACTGGACAGCGTGATACACTTTATACAAATAAAATTAACCCAATTACGTTCTTAAGCGGCGCTGGATTAGTAGTATTTGGACAAAAAACTCGTGCAAGAAACGCAAGTGCATTGGATAGAGTTAACGTAGCACGTCTAGTTGTTTACTTACGTGGACAGTTAGAACTATTAGCGAAGCCTTACTTGTTTGAGCCAAATGATAAGATCACACGTGATCAGATTAAAGCGGCAGCAGATCAATTAATGTTAGAGTTAGTAAGCTTACGAGCACTATATGACTTTGTTGCAGTGTGTGACGAAAGTAACAACACACCAGCAAGAATTGATAGAAACGAGTTATACTTAGATATAGCTATTGAGCCAGTCAAAGCAATTGAATTTATTTACATACCGCTAAGACTTAAGAACACAGGCGAAATTGCAGCACTAGGTTAATATACGCAGTTAATGAGGGGTTGAAAAATACCCCTCATAAACGTATAAATAATAGTAACAGGAGAATAGACAGATGCCAATCACAACTTTACAAAACATTTCGATACCAACGGAAGGTGCAAATAGTAACTCATCATTATTGATGCCTAAGTTACAATATCGCTTCAGGGTATTTTTAGACAACTTCGGCACAACTGGCGGACCAGATGGTGTTAGAGAAATTTCAAGACAAGTACAAGATGTTACACGCCCAAACGTTACGTTTGAGCAAATGACAATTGACTCGTATAACTCAAGAGCATACCTTGCAGGTAAGCACACTTGGGAACCAGTTACAATCACATTGCGTGAAGATGCTAACAACAACGTACAAAAAATTGTTGGACAACAGTTACAAAGACAGTTTGACTTCTTTGAACAGTCCAGTGCAGTTTCAAGTGGCAGTTACAAATTCCAAACTAGAATTGAAATTCTAGATGGTGGCAACGGTGCTAATGGCGCTAACGTAATTGATAGATTCCACTTAGTAGGTTGCTACATTGAATCAGCAAACTATAATACATTAGCATATGCAACTAACGAAGCAGTTACTACGTCATTAACTATTCGTTATGACAATGCTATCCAGTTTGGTGCAGATGAAGATGTTAACGGCATTGGTGAAACAACTAGCAGAACTAATGCTGCATCACCAGGCGGAACACAAATTTAAGTTAACGCTTAACTGATTGGCTTATTAACAGCGAGGGTAGCTTAATTGTTACTCTCGCTTTTTTATCTATGTACTTAACTCTATAGGATAAATATTAGTATGAGCTTACAAGATCCATACCTAATTAATACTGACATGGATGTGCATTTAAGAGATGCACGACATGCACACCAGTTGTATACCCAACACAACTTTGCGTTAGCACCTAAAACGAAATTTCTATTTCATGTAGTGTTTGATCTTTATGATGAAGTAGGAGATCAAACAAAGAGTAATACTGCAAAGTTTAGAAAAGAAATTGGCGTATTAGCTAAATCAGCATCACTACCAAACTATCGAGTATCTGTTGAAAACAAACAACAATACAATCGTAAGAAAAATATACAAACTAGAATAGATTACAGTGATTGTACACTTACTTTTCATGATGATAACTTAGGACTTACTAGAGGGTTATTAGAAGACTATTACAAATATTATTTTGTAGATGGCAATCATTCAGACGAATCAGGAGTAAGCTCCGGAGCTCCAGCATATCAAGCACGTGACAAGTATAAATCCGCTGTACCAAGTTACGGTTTAAATAACGGAAAAACTAATCCTTTCTTTAAATCTATTAGAATTTATCAATTAGCTAGACGAGAGTGGTTTGCATATACATTAGTTAATCCATTAGTATCAGCATTTGATCACGGAGATGTTGATGCTACAACTGGCGGAGATTTTAATTCAAATACTATGACTGTTGCGTATGAGAGCGTTATTTACTCTAATGGCAAAGTTAAAGGTGCAGCTAAACCTACTGGATTTACTGACGAAGAAACAGCATACGATAATCATCCAAGTGCATTAACGTATAATGATCCTGCAATGGAATACAAATACGGTGCTGCTGATCCTGTATTACTTGGTAACCGTCAACGAAATCGATTTAATCCTGTACAACCTAGATCTAGTAATAATAACTCTAAAAGAGATAGTATATTTGGTAATATTTTAGGTGGTAACATTTTAGGCGCAGGATTAAGAGATTTAAATAATTCAAACACGCCGGGCGGACTACGTGGCGTTAACATACCAAGGTCTAACTCAACTACTTCATCTCAGTTAGTATCAGGCCAAGGACGAGTATTAGATGGCGACACTATAGTAAATGGATTATCAAACAATCCTTCTGCTAAAGCAAGCTTCGTTGCTAGAGCATTAAATAGCAATGCACAGCAAGGCGAATCATTAGCATCATACAACTCAGCATCTGCTACTAAGCAAGCAGCAATTGAAACAAGTTTAATTAATAAAGCAGCAAGCGGCGACAGAAAACTAGCAGGTCAAGCTACTGATGCAATAGACGCATTTAAAGGAAGAATAATATAATGGCAAGTTCAGATAAAGCAACCAGTGCAGGCGCATTCAATAAAAATGATTCCGAATCAACCAAAAAATATTTTAATAATTATTATGATGCCGAGCTTAATTTTACTCCTAGTGAAGTTGATGCAGTAATTGGTTATTTTCTTAAAAGAGGATTCGACCAAGTTGCAGCAGTTAATACTGCTAGTGTACTATTACAGCAAGCAGACTATGACGAAGTACCAGTATTCCAATTAATTGATACTCTTAAAGGAACTACAGATGTACAATTAAGTAATATTGTAGCACAAATCTTAAACCTAAATAGAAGTAAGACTAGCATGTTAGGATTTAAAGCAACTTATACAAGTGAGTTATTTGATCAGCGTAATGTAATAAACTAACATGGGACATTATGCTCAAGGTAAGTTTAATCCAAAAAACCCTGGTAAATATGCTGGAACAAAAACTCCAACATATCGAAGTGGTTGGGAATTTACCTTTATGAAATTTTGTGATGAGCATGCTGCTATATCACAATGGGCTAGTGAAGCAGTACGCATACCTTATAGAAACCCCTTATCGGGTAAACAAACAATTTATGTGCCTGACTTTTTTATTGTGTATAACGATCAAAAAGGCAAGCAACGTGTAGAACTAATTGAAGTTAAACCTAAAAATCAAACACTTAAAGAAAAATTAGGAAAGAGCAAGTACAACCAAGCATCGTGGATAGTTAATCAAGCCAAATGGGAAGCTGCTAGAGCATGGTGTAAACAAAAAGGAATAATATTTCGCATTGTTACTGAAGATGATATATTCCATAGCGGAAAAAGAAAGTAATGATAATTGATACATGTATTCATTTTAATAGTTCTTATAGCAGACAAACAACAGCCTAATTCTATGTATTTTAGAAGTATAGATGTGTGTCAATACTACGCTAGGCGTATTCCAAATCAATACGGCAACTATGGTAGCAAACATCTAATACCAGCAGAGCATAGAATTACTGCATACTGTAAGCCTGTAAAAGTTAATCCGCAAAATACATTAGTATATGATCATTAATTAATGGCAGTAATAATTAAAGAAAAATCTATCTTTATACATATTCCTAAAACAGGTGGTAGCAGTATACAGAGATGGTTACTAGACAATACAGATAGTTATATAACAACAGCTACAAAGCATCAACCTTTATCTGATATTGAATTAAAGTACGGAAAATTTGACTTTAGTTTTGCAGTAGTGAGAAATCCCTGGGACTGGTGCGTTAGCTGGTATTTCTTTAGTCGAGACAGAGCGTTACGTAGAATTAAACATCCTAAAAATAAAGGCAAGTTTAGTTTAGAATATAATCAGCAGGTATTAAATGATTTTGAAAAAGGGTTTGAATACTTTATAGAAACTACAATGTTAAAGGATCAACTTCATAGGACAATTGGTGTTGACTACATTATAAAGTTTGAAACCCTAAACGAAGATATTAAACTAATACGTACTAAATTTAACATTAATGCCCCAATGCCATATATAAACACATCAAGCAGAACCCGCAATTACAGAGATTATTATAATGATAATACTAAGCAAATAGTACAAACTAAGTTTGAAACAGATATATCAGCGTTTGGGTATAAGTTTTGCTAAATAATAGTAGCATATAATGGAACGTTTACATGACTAAAAAATTAGAAGACCTATTAAATTTGCCAGATTCTAAAGAAATTATTGAAACTGCAAAAGCTCAGGAATCAGAACAAAAGTCGTATGAGTTACAAAAACAACAAGAAGCTTTTCGCGATATAGAAGAATTTGATAAGATTGCTAGTGCATTACCAGCTGTTAAAGGGTTAGGACAGATGGCAGATGACGAGTTAAATGAAATAGCAAATAAGGCTATGGCAGCATATGATGATCTAATGGACTTAGGTATGAATGTTGAAAGTCGTTATAGTGGCAGAGTATTTGAAGTAGCAGGCGGCATGCTTAAAACTAGCTTAGATGCTAAGGTAGCTAAACTAGATAAGAAATTAAAGATGATTGACTTGCAACTTAAGAAAGAAAAGCAAGATAAAGATTCTGGAGTTAACGAAGACGGTATTATTAATGGACAAGGGTATGTTGTTACAGACAGAAACAGCCTACTCGAGAAGCTTAAAGGTCTAGATAAAGATAAATAGTTTACAGTAGAGGAATAAAAATGAAATCATTTGCACAAATATTACAGGAATCAAAAGCAACGTATTCGTTTAATATTGGAATTGCCGGTGAATTACCTGAGGGAATTGCAGACCGTTTAGAGTCTGTACTTAAGAAATTCAATGTGCTAAACTTTAGCACTGGCAAGAAAACACCAATACAGAAACGTCCGTTAGATTTTCCACAATTAGAAAATACAGAAGTTACGTTTTACGAAGCACAAGTAGAATATCCTACTACTACACAAGTACTACAAGCGTATTTAGGTAACTGTTGTAATATTCCGCAAAGTCATATTATTGTACGTAATCCAGAAGATCCTCGAGAAGCATATCAAGAAGAAGGTGATGATTCGCCGTATGAAGCATTGCTAACTACAGAAGAATTAGGCGGCGAAGATGGACAAAATGAAGTAGCATCTAATCGAACAATGGACTTACTCAAAGAATTAGAAACTGTACGTAAAGAGCGTGATGCAGCAGCTGGAAACGAAGGCGCACCGCAAGGCGAGTCTAAAGACATAACTGATTCACAAAATACTAAAGCAGTCATAGGAGGCTAATAAAATGAATATGAAGAAATTACTAGAAGCATGTGGCGGACCAGACCCAATGGGAATGGGTGCACCGGACATGGCTCCAGAAATGGACAAAGGAACACCTGTAACTGTTAACGTTTCAATGAACGCAAGCGGTAAGGAACATGTAGAAGACCTAATTGCTATGATGAAAAATGCAGGCATGGACGGCGCAGGAGAAGTTG